GTTGTCATCTCCGGCCATGCCATTCATCAAGTAAGCAGCTCTTGTGCTGATAACGCCAAACACATTTTCACTGAGTTCATCTCTAGCACGAGTAATTTCCATTTCGCCGCCAAGTTCGACCACAGTGCCTGCTGAGTACACAGCATCTGACGCAAAGCGCTCTGCAACGTCAGCGTATAATGCAGTAGTAGATTGAGCAAACACACGGTTAAATGGGTTGCTTGCACTGCCAATATTGCCCACAGCGTTGCCCGGAGTAGTTATATTGTTCACGTTAACAACGTTGGCATACACAGTACTGGTGTCAATCACAACCACATTGGCTACGCCGCCCACGTTGAAGTTGATGTTGCCGCCCGAAGTACCGGCCTGGCCTGCTGTGGTTCCATTTTGGAATTGAGTGACGCTAACACCCAGACTCAAGCCTGTTAGTTGCGAACCGTTACCAAACAAGTATGAACCAGTAACGTTGGCAGCACTGATAATGTTGCCAGTGGCAGTGATTCGTCCTGCTGTGCTGACGTTGCCAGCAATCACGTTGGCTGTGGCGCTGACTGTGGCACCTTGTAACAAAGCAGCAGTAGTAATGTTGCCGCCGGTGATGTTGCCAGTAGCAGTGACCTGAGCACCAGTGACCAAATTACCGCCGGTGATGTTGCCAGTTACTCCCAGTGTTGTACCCACTGTGGCAGCGTTGGCAATAGCAAACGTGCCGTTTGAGCCCAGGGCACGTGCCACGTTGAAAGTGGTTCCGCCTACGTTGGCTTGAATAACCAAATTACCGTTGCTGATGTCGCTCTTGACGTTGGCATCTGTTGTGGTGGTGTTTACGTTGAATACATTGGCTGCGCCTACAAACAAACCCACATTGTTCTGCACACGTACAGTACCTGTGGTAGCTGTATTGGCCGTTGCTCTCATGAAATCTGTAGAATCTAGATTGTCCAGCAGCTGAGCATTGGTAGCGCTGCCTGCAAATACTGGACTACCAGTGTTGGTCAATGTGATACCAGTGTAAATTACAGGGAATGTGGTTACCGTGGGGGCTGCTGGTGTAAAGTTAGCATCTTTGCTGACAATAGCAACACGAGTATTGTTCACATACAAACTGGTCACAAAGTGTGGTGTGCCACCGCTGTCATTGATAGTTTCAGGAATAGCACCAGCAGTACCTTCAGCAGAAGTAAATGCAGGACCAACCACAATAAAGCCTGTACCTGTGTAAACTTTGACCTGCTGGTTTACTGTGTCGTACCACAAGTCGCCTGTTACGTTGCTGGTTGGGGCAGTTGCACTAGAAGTAGCAGCGCTAATGGTCTTGAACAAGGTGCCGTTGTAGACTTTTAGCAAGTTGTTGGTTTTGTCCCACCACAGTTGCCCAGTCAGCGGAGCAGAGGGTGCTGTGGTGTTTGAACCACTTTCCAGCAGGTGAATAAAGTTCTCGTCGAGAAATTCACCGTAACCGGCATAGTTTTTACCTACCAGTATCATGCTGCTGGCAGTGTTTACTGTGCCGTCAGAAATGGTTGCAAATACTGTGCCGTCAGTAAGATTGATTGTATATGCCATGTTGGTCGCCTTGTTCCTAAATTAATTGTATATATTTATACAGCATTAATGTTGCTCAATGTCTGTATACGTAGAGTGTAGTCAATTTGAATTTGACGATTCAAGCTCTTTTGTACGGGGTGAAAAATAACGTGTGTGATCAATCGCAGATCTTCAGCACTTCCGTTCCAGGTTTTGAGTCCCAGTTCGTCAAACACAAACTCGCCGTTGAAGTTGGTGCTGTTATCAAATGCCTGTTGTTGTGGCGGCTCGCCGTAGTCCAGCAAACACTGTACCAAAATATCTGTATACACGTTACCTGACGTGTGCAACACGGTCATTTTGTTGTTTTCAGGATCTGTGTCAGCTGCTGAATTGTCATTGACAACCTTTTGATAGGTTTGGTTGTACAAGTCAGCGTTTTGTCCTGTGGTGTTTGGAGGCAAATAAGTGATCACGCCAGTGGGATCCACTGAGCTGCCGCCGTTGCCAAACGCCATTTCATATATGTAACCTAAATTTCGATCACTCAGTGTTTGCGCCATGGCAACACTGATATTTTCGTAGTGAATAGCATTGTGATCATTGTAGAATATTTCGCCACTTTTGGGGTCATAGACCTTGACGTGACCAGTAATTTTAGCTAGTCCGGGGGTGATCATGCTCGGCCCTCCACATAGGTTTTTTGTGTTTTTGGGTCATAGATTCTCATGTGAGCCTGTACCGAAACGGTCCCTTGTTCGTTGGGTTTACGAGCCTTTGCAGCAGGTGTTGCTGCTTGTTTTGGCTGAGTTGACTGTGTATTTGCCATGGTCACTTATTTACCTTGCTTTATAAGCCGCGCAAGAACCTTGCGGCTGGCGTATTGGTTTCTTGCAGTGCATTACCGTCACTAGGAGTTCCTACTCCGGGTGCATACCATGTGACGCCTTTGCGCACCAACATAGTAACTTCAACTCCTGCTGGCGGTGCAGTAAGTTCGGGGTAGGTAGTTTGTGTTACAAACTCAATAGCCAGTGGTGTAAACTCAGCAATTTCCCAACGATATTGTCCGGGTTCAATGGCCACTGTGGTATCAGAGTATGCATACTGTCGTGTACCGCCCACATACACTTCTAGACTACGCACATCAAATGTACTGTCTTCGTTGATAGTGTCAATTTGAAGTTTGAGAGGATCAGCATAGAATATTGTGCTGGATCCATCACCAATCAAAGTGTCGCTTTCGATGTAATCCTGATATTCAGCAATCAGCAAGTTACCGCGGCTGATGTCATAAACAGGTGTTCCTACCACATGTTCCGCTGCGCCTGATCCAGCAGTACCGCGAAGCAAGCTGCTTACAAAGTTTAGTGCAGTATCTCGCACACGGTACATGATGCGCTCGCCGCCAATGGTGATAACACCAAATATACCGTTTGGTAAGTCAGGCTCGCTTAATGCAGCAGCGTTGTCAACATAAATTATGTCAGCAGTAGCAGACACAGTTTGTGATACCGCAGTTGTTGTTGCAGCAGTAATTCTGTAAGTGCCCTGCACGCCGCGCATGTCTTGATAGATACGGAAAGCCATGGCTTCTGGCACAACGGAATTTGTAAATTCTGTGATTACCATTATATCAGCTGATCCGATAGCGCCAGATGCCAAGATCAAGTATTCACCTTCGACCACAAAGTCTTCACCTTCAAATTGTCTAACGCCGTCTAAAGTGACCCAAAGTCTGCTTGGATCCACGTTGGCTCTACGCAACCAAAAGTCGTTGACAGGAATAGAAGTTCCTTCACTGTAGTCATAGCTACCAGGGTCGCCAGATAGTGTACCAGCATCAAAGTCAGTGCTATCGTAGGGTTCAACCACAGTAATACCTGTGGTCACTGGACCTTGGAATACCAAGGTAAGAGCATTTTGTTGGCGAGTATCGTTCCACCCAATGACCTGGAACACATCTCCAAGATTAGGCGGTGTTATGATTTCAATTGAATCAGCTGCCACATCATAGTCGGCCACTGTGCTTACTGATATCAAAATAGCAGCACCAGCGTCAGGTGCAGTAACAAATACCACCTGACGATTTTCAGCACCTGACCACACAGTAACGCTGTAGGCTCCAGTAATCAGGCCAACACTTTGTACTTGTAGTATCCCGTTGACCCATACTTTGACATCAGTGGCTGCATTGATAATCTGTTGAGAGTATCCGCCTCGTGTTGGGAAATCAAATCCCAGTGTGCTGCCGTCACTGATCCATTCAATGCCATCAGCTGGACGAAGTCGTAGACCATTCTTGGTTACTACCATGTTGGCAGGATTGGTTCCACCTGAGTCAATATTTAAATTCAGTGTACGACTAGATACAATAGTGGCATCAGCAACAAATGTATCAACCTGAGCGGTGCTCCATTCATAAGCAATAGTTGCTGTGCCAGTTCCTGTTCCTGCACCAGTAGCAGTAAAAGTAGCACCAACGGCTGGTTGTCCTGTTATTGTAGTGGAAGCAACTGTTTGAGATGCACTGACAGTGTAAGTGCCAGTACCACCAGTTCCTGTACCAAGAACAGTGATTCTGGTTCCAGCAGTGATACCAGTGCCGGTAACATAAGTGTCAACTGCTAATGCACCAGATCCAACTGAGGTCACTGTTAATGTTGTTCCAGAAATAACACCAACAACTACCGCAGATGCAGCAGCACCAACTGTTACAAAGTTTGTAGTTCCCACAGTGTTGATTCTGTAGGTTTGTCCTAGTTCAAATGCGCCGGCACTGATTTCAGTGTTGTATTCAATACCAAATGCCACCAACGCAATACCGTCGGTAGATGCAATAGTAGTGTTGAAAAACACAATACTTTCTGTGGTAGGAACAAACAATTCCCAATAAGCAACAGCAGTGATGTCGGTGCCAACTGGCACATTTTGCAATGCTCGATAATAGCTGCCACTGTTGTTTACCACATCAAGTTTTTCGTAACTGTTAAACAAGCTCCAGGCAACAGAATCAATGTATGGTTCCCATGTTATTCCTGAAATACTTGCACTGTTAAGGAACACCGCCACTGTTTGTATTTCACTGGTGCTCACTGGTATTATTACTGAATCACCTACTTCATCGCCAATGTAATTGCCACGGAACAACTGTGCGCCACCGCCTAGTTCATACGCAGATATATTGATAATGTCTCCATTGCTCACATTATCAATCACTGTGATAGTTTGATCAACCCAATCAACAGTGTAGTCAATATTTTGTGCAAGATCTCGACCTGTTGTTTGATTGCTTACCAGCACCTGTACTGGGTGTTCCAACAAATCTGCCCAGCTGTAGGTATCAGTGATTGTTGCGTCATATGTGTAGCGAACTGTTGATATTTCAAATCCGTGGCCGTCAAACTGCCAGTCGCTGCCTGGACGAGTATATACTCTCATGTCCAGAGTATCGTATTCTGAGCCGTTGACTAGTTCTTCTGGTGCATGCCCTTCGTAGAGTCCAACAAATTGACCGCCGTTGATATTGACGCTGGTAAATCTTTCTCCCAGAGTAGGATCAACAAATTCGCTTTCAAACACAGCATCAGTGTTGACTGGGTTGCCCAAGAAGTAATCACCGTACACTTGTACGCCTGGATAATCAACTCCGTCAATCAGCAGTGGCAATTCAAGTCCAGGCTGATTAACGCCAGGCACATACAATCCCATGGTACGATCCACGCCACTCAATGTAGCAGGGTCAACTTCTGTCCAGTTGGCAAGATCAAATGTTGGTCCAAAAACTTCAGTAGAATCGTCACTGACTGCCATCCAAACTCGGTCATCATAACGTACCATTTGCCCAGTTTGATAGACAGCAGTAGAGCTCCATTCATAAATGCTGGTCACATATTGGCAACGATCAAACTTGATCTTGGTATTGAAACTGCGAACCATTACATTTTCAGCTCGCACAACAGCTTGAGCACCGGATCCATTGCCGCCATCAAATGTCACAGTAGGAACAGTACTGTACCCTGATCCTGGATTGGTAACTGTTACTGCTACAACTTGTCCAAGACTGTTGATGATGGCTTCTGCTTCAGCAGGTTCAACTGCATCTCCGGTAATGATCACCTGCGGTGGTTCAGTATAGCCTGTACCAAAACGACCAGTGATCATTTCAATAGATGTAACTGTCAACAGATAGTTGTTGTACCATTGATTGTACGGGAAGTTGCTCCATACTGTGCTGGTTGATGGCAAATCGCTGAGTACATTGCTGACTTCGGCCGTGCCGTGATCGTAGGGCAACAAGATTGGACTAGTATACTGAGGAATTACCAAAGTAGTGTCATAGTATGCAGGCAAATCAAAGTCAGTTAGCGTGCCAAGAAAATCATCAAAACCGTTGTATCTTAAATTAAATTCACGAATTTGTACATGGTAAGGTTTGACTTCTTGAATGTAGTCCAACACAAACTCTTGATTGTCCTGACGATAATTCTGATAAGGAGCAAGGTCACGGATTCTATGATCAACATCAATCAAGGAAGTTTTGACCAGCCATTCAGGTGCAGAGAACTCACTCAACACATAGTTAAACATCAGAGTCAATGCACGATTTCGTTCTAGTACTAGATCATCCACAAACAATTCTTCGTTGATTGCTTGAATTATTTTTCGTGTTTCAATCACTGGCTCTTGGTCATAATACTGAGCATCAAACACTTCAATATCAAAACCAAATCGTCCAAGTGCGTAGTCCCACAGTTCAGCACTGAATTCAATGGTGCCGTCTTCAAGTCCAACGCGACTCCACCCAGTGTCTTCGAGCAAGTAAATTTCAAATTTACCTTGACTGTTTGCTGTGACTTTTGCACTGCTGCCGACCGTGACAGATAATACATCTAGTGCAGCAATATTAGCCACTTCGGCAATGATTTTGCTGCTGGAATTATAACCAGGACGATACCAATTGATGTAACTCCAATAATCTGTGGTATTATAACCTTGAACTCTGGTCAACAACAATTCGCGTGTGCCAGGCACTTGATCATTTGCTTGTACAGTGTAGATTGTCCATAGTCCCCGATTGTCGCTGTCACTGACCACTAGATATTTGTAGCCCAGAGCAACTGCGTTGATATTTTGGAATCCTAGAATTTCCAAGTTAGCAACTCGCAAGTTCCACAATCCCGAGTTTGCAGATGGTTCTGGCTCGGCTGAATTAAGCAGGTTGAAACTACGGCTTTCGCTGATGGGATACAGAGCCAGTACATTGTTGGCTCGAGTCAAGTAGTTTTTAAGGGCGTCGAAGCGATCAACAAACATGCTTTGTCTTGGTCGGAACTGCACACCATAGCGTTCTGCAATGCTTAACCCTGGATCGGGAACCAAATTACCAAACGTGTCAACTCCGCAGAAACTATCTTGCAGTTTTCGATACAGGTTATCGCTTAGGAATGCATCCGGTTTATCTTGACCAATCAGTTCATACTCAACGTGAACATTGTCATTGGTGAACTCTCTGTCAAATTCAATATTGATCACGGTATCAAACGCTTCGATATACTCGCCGGCATTGTACAGTGCAATTGTGCTGGCATTGATTGGAGCAACATAACTGATGCCAGATCCGCGTGGATTACCAATATACTGTGCCACTGTTTCTACACTGAGTGTTTTACCTTGCTGAGTGGCTGTGCTTGTGACTCCGCGTACCCAGAAATAATATTCTGTGGCAAAAATGCCATCACGACCAAGACGACTGTTAATACTGTAGCTTAGAGTATTCTGCGGGACGCCAGGACCTGTGTAGTCAGATGGAGGCACTGAACTCAGTGTCCATTGATATACATCTATACTTGACCCAGGGAACACTTGCCCCCAACGACGGCTAGCATAAACAATGTCGTCCTGGTTTGGATCAATAAATCTAACACTGCTGATATCCCACCATACTTGTCCCACATGCTCTGCTGTCCAAGTTGCTCCGTTGATACCAGTGGGTCCAATGTTGTAGTTTGCTGGATCGATACCCGAAATATAATCAATGTTTTGTCTTGCTGCACCAAGTATCTTGCCTTGCAACGGATCAAAGAAGTCATAGAATTGAGTGGTTGCACTGGTAATTCTATCGTATGTGAACACTGAATTCAACAGTCGAATATCAACCACAGGTTGTTGCTCACGCAAGGTTGTCCAGGCTGGTTGTCGGTTTGCATTTTCAAATACAAATACTCTGCCAAATGCTGCTGTACTATCTTCCACGTCGTTGTATGGCGCACCCACCACCAACACACCTGATGTGTAGTTTAAAGCAATACCAAACGTGTCGTATTCTTTTACTTCACTATTGGAAATCTGTTGTCCAAACACAAAGTTTCCTGGATTGGCCACGCTTGGGCTATCACTAGGCAAATAATCATATGTGTACACTGCACCACTTTGATCCACAGTGCTGAAGAATATGGTACTGCCAACGTCAAAGTCGGTTGTGCCATCATCAAATATAGTAATCAAATACAATGTGCCGTTTGGTGTTCCCACTGCCAAGGCAGTGGCAGTATCATCGATGCTGATACTTGCACCAAACCCAGCCATTTCTACCGGGTACGGACTAACAATAACTTGTGTATGAACAAAGGTGCTGAAATTCAGCGTGGCAAATGCTGTTCCAACACTGCCTGGTGCAACTTGCAGTTTATTAAACTCCGCAGCAGCAGCACTGTTTTTCACTGCAACAGTTAGATATCCAGTGGTGCTTACAGTAGCACTTACATTAGGCACTGTGACATTGATTTGTGCAGCCAACGCTCGCACACTGATGCTTGCTGCCACAGTGGTAGTGGTCACTGATTGCCAGTATGAAGTGTTGGTAATTGCTGTGCTTGATGGCACCGACTGTATGGACACATAGATTGTATATGTTCCACCACTCAAATTGTATACCACTGTGTTCTTGGCATAGGCACTCAAACTACTCCAAGCGTTGGGCACAGTCACATCCATGTTGTTCACACGAACAGTATGGCCAGCAGTTAGTGAGGGATTAGCAACACCTGCGGTGATAGTTCCGTACACACGACTTTGATTTACTGCACGCTCTACTACACCACCTTTGAAGATTTGAATACTGCTTTGTGGCTCACCCACATACAAACTGCAATTGTAAGCACACAAATCTACACTTTGACCAAAGTTTGAAAATTCAGCCACAGTGGCTTGAGTGATTGTTTGTATCAGTGAAAACTGGTTGGTTTCAATTTCGATCACATCACCAACTGCTACAGTACCATTGATGGTTATTGTATTGGAGCCGTTCCATACAAATGTGTTGGCTGCATCAACTATACTGTCGTCTTGATTGACCAGGAACACATTGTTCTGAATTACGCTAACTGGTCCGGTCACTGTGCCAAGCAATGTAAAGACATTGGTTGTGCCACTAGCAATAAATCTCTGTACATCTCGATCAAACACATACACTGCACCTGCTTCAACTTCGCCATTTACTGTTTTATCAGGAGCACCAATCATTACCTGGCGACCATCAGTTGAGCAACTTACACTTTGTCCAAAACGATCTCCTGCAGAGAGACCAGCATCAGTTAGAGTGTTGACATATTCAAAATAACCCTGGGCATTGGCAACAATTGTGGTGCCTGCTGCTGGAACAGTTACAAAAGTAATATCACCTGTGCCAACATTGTATGTGTAATCAATGTTGGGACGATACATTATGCCATCAACTGTGATACTGAACGAGTAGATATTGTCAACTGTGAAAAATACTTCATTTAGACTAAACACTGTGGTCAAGCTCACTGGAACATAAGCAATGTTAAATCCTGTGATGCCGCCTGTGCCACTGATGCTTGTTATTGTTAGCACAATGTTTGCTTGACCACCAAAACTGGCAGAAGCAATAGTTACGGTGTTACCAACACCATATCCGCTGCCAGCAGTTGTTACCCCAACAGTGCCCGAAACTGAACCAGGTTGTCCTACTTCGTTACGAACACGAACTACAGTAAACTCAGCACCAACTCCAACACCAGAAGTTGCACTTTGAGTCACGTCAAAATAAGTTTGTGCGTCCAGTTGTTTGGCATAGATTCTAGTGATATTAACCAAAGTTCCAGCTGCTGGCGCAGTAGTGAATACCACGGTGGTGTACGCACCACCAGCAAATGTAACAGTGTAGTCTGTGCCCAACAACTGCACCTGCCCATCAATAGTAACAATCAATTGAGAATCGTTGTCAATTTGAATTGTCTGTGAAATGTCATAACTGGCAGTGCTGTCATCACCTAGAGCTTTGACAACTTGTTGTTCCCAGTCTACTCGACCATAAGCGTGTACCTGATTGAGTCCAGGTGCACCAATATACATCCAACGTTCGTCAAGACTCATGACCACGCTGTAGCCAAATTCTCCAGCACCCGGTGTGGTGCTGGTGGTTGTGCCAGGCTGTGTTAGCAATTGCCAAACTGCATAAGGATTAACACCTGGTTGTCCCAGTGCAGGATCTCGATAGATAACCGTAGCATATCCTGAATTGGCTTCACCAACACCGTTTGGTCCCCAGCTGGCACTGGCGCCTGCTGCTGCCCATTCTTGATTGCCAAAATCCACAGCATTGCCAAATCCTCTGGCTCCTGTGATTGTCAAAGAAAGAATTCCGTCAGCGTCGGCCAAAGGACTTACTGGTGAATACTGATCGCCATAATTTTTTACATACACATACACTGCGCCAGTATTGCTGCCGCTGCCATGATTGTAACGAGGACTGCCAACCAACATGGCCAGACGGTTTGTTGCTTGTGCAACACTGGATCCAAAGTGTTCAGTTGCGTCCAATACTAGTGGACTAATTTGTGCAACATCTGTAAACACTTCTTGTTTTTCAAGAACTTCCCAGTTGTTAGATCCATTGTTGTCTACCCAAACTTTGGCACCTGGAAGTATATCATTAGCGTATGGCAAGTTCACGATGTCGCTTGCTTGTGCCACACGCATTGTTTGCAAAGTAAATCCAAGTCCTGTGCCATTTGCAACCACACGATCTCCTGCAAACTGGAACGCAATATTTACTGTGGTAAGGTTAGGCACACTCACCACTTCATACACTCCATCAACTTCTACGTCAAAGAATTTGATAATCAAGGTGTCGCCTGCAACAAGACCGTGTTGTTGACTAAAGATCACACGACTGGTATTGTCCAAGTTGTCACAAACGTGTTGAATGGCGCCTGGCACTGCTTGCGCACGATAAATGTTCCAGTCGTAGTTGTTTACTTTGGCAACCCAAATGCTGGTCCCTACACCAATGCTGTCAATGTTTGCATTGACATTGGCAAGATCGTTGATATCAAACACTGTGATGTCAGCATCATTGAGATTAACATAGCCAGCTGTGGGCAATGCTGCGTCAGTAATTGGCTCTGTTGTGGTTGGTAAAATATTTGGACTGGTTAACTTGTAACTTTGACGCCATACATCACTTAACAGTATTGGCTGGTCAGCTTCGGATTCTTGTCCAGGCAAAACCACTTGTACCAGGCTGGGATTAGAATTTAACAATGCACGATTCAATCGTAATTCAAAAAAGCTACGGTTAGCATTTGCACCGTACACAGCACGTTGAACTGCCCAGTTTTCATAAATGTCGTAGTCAGCAGCTTCCTTGCCAAGATTGGCATTGGCAAACAACTCAGCACTAAGGATTGTGCCTTTGGACCCCAAGAACTGACGGTACACATTGACCTGACTCACGTCGTCAAGATTTAGTGCTGCCATGTACTGACGAGGACGGAATCCAATCAGGCCATAAGACAACAAATCGGTGTCACGTTCAATGTTGGCCGAATTGATGTCGTAAGTGTTGGTCAACTGATTGGCTTTGTTGCTCAAATTGGGCAATAGTCCCAGTTCAAGCTGTGTGTAATCACTTTGTGTCCAGTCGCCGAAATTAAACTTGATACTGGGTTGAACAATAGTCAGCGCTGACCAATACACATTCTTGTACTTGACAATTTCGCCTTTTGCGTAGGTACGTAATCCTGTCCATTCTTCAACATTGTCTTGATTGAGAATAAATCCAGGAGCATCAACTTGTCCAGTCCAGTCAGTAGTATTCACACAAACCAAATTCAATCGACTTTGTCGTGCGCCAGTGATTGGTGCATAAATTAAATCGCCAAACACACTTTGATTGTTTAATACAATCATGTGTTCGTATGTTGTAAACTTGAGATCAATAAAGCTCAAGGTTTGATTAGTCAATGGCTCGCAACTGAAGGTATTTCCAATACGTACAATATTGAGATTACGAGTGTTTAGTTCTCTACGATTCTGATCCAGCAGAACATTGTCAATTGTTTGTACTTGGATGCTGTCAACAATTGCTTGATCTCTTGTAACAGTAAGTTTCAATGCCAATGGGTTCAAGTTCAACAATGCATTAGTGTCCCATCCTTGCTGACTCCAGTACAAGAATTCTTGACACATTTGATTCCAGGTCAATACATAACCGTTGGACTGATCAGTAAAGGTCAGGCCTTCTCTTTCCAATAACTTGCCATAACTCAGTAAGAAATCGCAAACACTGGTTTCATTTGTGAAAATAAAGCCATACGGAACTTGTGTTACGTTGTTGGTATAGAACGTGGGCACACGAACAGATACCCCGCCAGATGTGATTGTTTGCAGCAATCCAGTTGCTTTGCTTTCAAGAATATTGAAATAAGGCAAACTTGTGCCATATCCAAATACAGAATATCCATTGTCAACTTTTTGCACAACCACCGCAGAGTAGGTAGAACGATCAAACGGCTGATTTTTATACAACAACAAGTCATAACTTTCGTCAGGTATCAACAGTGCAGTATTGGTTGAATTAGGACTGGACTTTTCAGTGTAAATCTTGATGTACTGTTTGTCGCTAAAGCTGGCCATTCTATAACACAGTCGCACATCCAGACTCTTGAGATCAGCTGTGAGTTCTGTTGTGGAGTTAACACCAGTCTGACGATTGTAGTCTACTATCCAGTTGATATAACTGGCTTTGCTTGTGCCATCACCATAAACTTCAATGCCGTTTGCATCCAGGCGATATCGCTCATTGTACAGGTACTGACCATATTCTTCGCTGTAACGATACAAATCACGGTCAGCAAACAATGCAAAGAACCTGGCTGGGCGAGTTACTGCCAACACTTGCATCACTGCAAATGGATAGCTACTGCTGTTCCACCAGGACGCTTCAACTGGACTGCCATCTCCTGATGCCCAACTTTTCTGGAATTGAGTTTGATTGTATGTTCCTACCACAGAATCAAACGGGCTCAACAAGTTGCCTTCGTTATCAACTGGAATCACTTGACTCAGGCCAGGTCGCGCAAAATCAGTTTTTATATAAGGAGCAACTGGATCATTTACTAGGCCAGCTTCCAAATCATCCCATAACACAGTATTACCAGAGGTATACGGAGCAGGTCCATATGTGAGTTCCCACCAAGACGGTTGTTCAGTAATGCCCAACATCTCCCAAGGAGTAAACTGAGGTTGTTCAGTGTCATAAAAATAACGATAGATGCCGCGCCAGGCGCCCAACAGAGTTTCGTTGTTGAGTTTGTTTTGTGCAGAACTGTAGTTCCAGGTAAACTGATTGGTAGCGCTGTACTGTTGAGATTTATAATCCAGCTTGTTGCCACCTACATAGTTCAAGAAGTCTTCGTTGAACACTGAACTAATTTCAGCGTAGGTGAAACCAGTGTCTCTAAACTGTCCTGGTAACACATCGTATATGGTCATTGGAACTGGATTGCCATCAAGTTTGAGATTGTTGTAAATTCTAGTTTCAAACTCCAACAATACGTCGTCACGCAGGTCTCCAAAAATTGGTGTAATAGATCCGTCATGACCTTGAATAACCTGGGTAAATCCAGTGCTGGTTTGTTCAGTAAGAATGCCAGGCACATACGCAGCATACAGGCCCATTTTGGTAGGTGTGTTGGGTACAAAGCTACCGTAGGTTGCAGTGTATTCTTGAATGGTCAACTGATCACCTAGTGTTAATGTGGCGCTGACCACAATACGTGGGCCGTCAGCTGGCACAGTGTAATCAATACCACGAGTAAGAATTACATCGTTGAGATACACATTCATTCCAAGATAGTTTGCTGACGTATAGTTGTAAACTTGTACTGTATCAAAGGTATTTGTGCTGGTCAAACTCACTGTATAGTTTGTGGTGGTGTATACTGCACCACTGGGCAACATGTCTGACCAATAAAAAGGTTGTGTTTCAACTCGACCCAGTGTAATTTCTTCAATGGCTGTGTCCAACACTTGAGCAGTGGTATTAAACTCAATATTTTGTTTGGTAACTGCGTCCAACAATTGATACTTGAACTTGTTGTATTCGCGATCGTTGTAGTTCAACGAACTGAACACATTGAATGTTGGGCTGCGCATGAAATATCCAGCCAGTGTCAATGGTGCGCTTTGTTGCAGAATAGTCAGGCCATAAGGAACAATATTTCCAAGATCTCGTGTGTTGTTGGCTCCATTGATGGTTCCAACCACAGTGGTTAAATTTTCACAGATACTTTCGTAATGAGTACGAATTGTACCCAAAGTAAAACTATCACTGTTGCCGTTTAATGGATTGTTCTGCAAGTTGATCGGCACTTGATAAAAAGCCACTTGACTGGTTTGACTGCTGAGAGCTGCTACTTCAATAATATCGCCAAGCACATAAGTTTTGCTCAGTGTAATGGTGGTACTGTTGCTGGTTGTAGTGTAGCTGTAAGTACTTGGTGCCTGAAACACTGAACCCACATACAATTTGATTGGTGGTATGTTGTTTAGCAAATCGTCAACTCGCACATCCAGCTTCAGTGTTGCACCAGAATATGAAAATTTAAATTGCTGACGAATCTGGCTTTCGCTTGCTGCTGTTTGCCATCCAATTTCGCGATTGTAAAGAACCCGCGAAGTGTAATCACGTACACTGCCTGAACTGATATTTGATGTTACGCTGGCGTTGTCCAACACATACAAGAATGTATCTTTGTATAGATTGTTTTCAAACACAATGTCTCCAACGTTGTTGATGTTCAAGTATTGCAACGGAAATTGCAGCACAGGGTCAAGAATGCCTGTGTCTCCAACTGCGTAACTAAACAACTTGCTGCCAGCAAAGGTTGAACTTTGATATTTTGTTTGGTCACCAAAACTCACACCAGTAGGATCATAGACGTTAAACAGCGGAGATTGTTGTACTCCAGTTTTTTGTTGTGCTTGGGCCCAGTCAGTGCCATCAAACCAAAAGGTCAGTCCCACTAGAGTGTCGCCAGCAACACACACAGTAGACTGGTCGGCCAAGACTACACCGTCGGACGCCAAAGTCAAATTGATAATGGGTTGTGAAATCAACGGACTCACAGTGTCTGGATTAATAAAACTCACCACATAGATTTTGTTTTTGACATCAACGTCTTCGTCGGCTGCAAAAATAATTCTACTACCGTCAATCAGTTCGTATCCATCAACGGTATAACCAGTAGAGCCTTGTATATTACTAAAAGCATCAGTTTCTTCAAAGTCAATTATGTCAACTGGCTGTTTGCCATCAGTTCCCATGTTCCAGAGTCTAACGCCTGGCCGAAACTCAATGATTGGTCGTTTGGCCCTATAGGCATTGTCAAAAACTGCGGTGGTATTGTTGTATTCAGCCGTGGCATTGATAACATCAAGGTGGAACCAACGATTGCTACGAGTCCATGGGTTTAGATCTTTGCTGGCACGATCAATAGTTAAGTAATCCAGTGTATCTGGTTCAGCATTTATGGTAGTGCTATTGCTATCGACCACGTAAGTTTCAGGAGTTATATAGTCAGTCACTGGCAATAACTCAATTGCAGTGCCCACGTTGCTCACATAGTATTCTAAATTGCTGGTCACAATGGCTGTGACGTTTGCTGCGCCCGGCGATAGAACAACTGGTGGACCATACTGTTGAGCAGAGATAGTAAATTGTATTCCGTTAGGAGCAACACTCTGAATATAGTAAGTTCCCGGAGCAATTCCTCCAATGGTTGGTGTTGAAAAATTAATCTGCTCGCCCACATATAAACCAGCGGTGCTGGCTGTGGTGATGTAGTTTGTACCAAATTCTGCTGACGTACACAGCAAGTTAAACGTGCCAGATGCGTAAGTGGCCGGAATCACATCGCCGATAAATTTAACTTTGAGGCCATTGGTAAATGCCACACCGTTGGGACTGGTGTAATTTGCTTGTCCTAAAATTTCGTCAACGTCTATTGTGCTGGCAGACGCTTGTTCTAACAATTTAATACGTCCAAAAATTTCTGGATCCGTGCCATCTTGATAATACAATGTATCTTGTATTGCAGTCAGCAATGGAATTTGTTCAAACAAACCTGTGTTGTTCTTGTACCATTGTGTGCTGCTGTAGGTTGAACCGTACAAAATTCTAAACTTGTTGAGATTAGGTATTGTGTTGGTTTTAACCAAAGTCATGTAGGTGTATGCCCCCTGTGTCACATAACTAATCTGCCATAACTGATAACGGTCTGCCGGGGCAATGTCAGTTGTTTGATCAAAAAACGTAGTGTCAAAACTGCCTGGTTGAGCATTGAATGTGCTGTTCTCTGGCAACGGATCATACAAAGTGGTTTGTTGCCAGCCACCGGCCTCTGCATCAGTAAGAGGTTCGGTGAATACCAAGGTACGACCGTTGAGATTGGTAATCCCGTCAATGCCGCCGTAGGCAGACATAAACTCTTCAACAGACACATTGTTGATTTGATTGAATTTGAGATCGCAAATTAAATCTACTGTACCAAAATCTGTCAAGCCGTAGTAAAAAGACTGTGCAGTTTTTAAAGGAACATTGAATGTGATTTGTCCAAGATCTTCACCATTGTTGACCACTCCCAACACATCTCGTGAACTGATATTGGGAGTGGTGGGCAATTTGCCAGAAATACCAGGGGCGGCCTGTATCCAAAAACCCGGGCCAGTGCCGGGATCTCCGTCAACAATGTTGAGAACGCCTTGCATGTTGGCCTGTGTTTGACTGGCATAGTACAGTGTGTCAGGTGCATCTTGCGGCACAACAAATGTCACTAGTCCAATCAAGGCACCGTTGCGACTCACTCCAGAGTTATAGGCATCGCCAACTCCGGTGGTGGCTGCTGTTTTGATCCAAAAAGGATAGTCACCATTGAGATTTAGATTGAACACATATGTGTTGCCACGAGCCAGTGTCAGTGACGGATTAGACTGATAATCAATTTGATAAGCTGATATTCCAACATTGGACACTCGATAGTTCACTGTTTCTTTGGCATTTTGTGCCACTTGAAAAGTGTAGCTTCCGCCCCGTACCAATTCAATCACAGGATTGTTGCCAGACACACCTGAGAATGTGTAAACACCATTTTCTCGATTGACCACAAAGTTGTCAGTGGTGGGAACGCCTGTGGCTGCCACGTCTACCGCAGCAGGACCGTCAGGCAACCAAAAGTACTGACTGAAGTTTACAAAAGTATCAAAATTTACAAACGGATCCCAGGTATAGTACTCACTGGTATACAGTCGATCTGGTCGTGTTTCATTGCCGCCGTTGAATTGCACAGCATCATTGATCCCGGGGTAGGTGATTGCATTTTTAATTTTATCAGTATCTGGCTCAAGACTGATAACACCTGGCTCAAGTTGATAGTTTGCACGAGTGGTACTTGGTTCAACCACATATTTGTCATTGGGGTTTATGCCAGGGCCCACTGTGCGGCCAATATAACCTTGTGTTTTTTTAAATCTAGGTTCTTGAATCAGTTGGTCCAAGGTAGCAGCCAAAAACTGCTTGTTGGTTTCAGTCTGAAAAATCTGTGGGAGAAAGTCTACCGAACGAGTAGTTGCCATTAGATTACTCCGCTTCCTGGTGCTGTACGTAAGTTAGTGCTGGTCAAAGCGTCAATCACTTCTATGTTGTCAATGGTTGCTGCATTTACAAACAACTCATTGGGAGCTGATCTGATTTCATACAGATCACCAAAGCTCTTTTGGGTATTCAGCGGTACCAGGACCACTGAACTAATAATAGTTCCCAACTGGCTGTGCAAATATGCTGATACTTCTGAGAAGTAAAAGGTGTCGCCAAAATTCCATTTGTCAATGCTAAAGTAGCTGTTCATTTCTGCAACCACTGAACTCTTGATCTCACTGATGGACGCAGTAGAATTACTGGCTCTAATAACTTTGATAGTTGCACGTAATTCGGGTGCAGCTTTGGCGCCAAACAGCGGTTTAAATTGCACCGAGTTCATGACAATGTTGTCGCTGATCATCTTGTAATTTTGCAGGCCTTGATATGCAGTGTTAAGTTCGTCAATGGTCGGCACATCAGGTTTTGGCACAGTGTTTGTGGTGTCACGAATCCAGTTTTGATACGCAGTATAATAAGCCTGTGTTGCAACATACAAGTCAATGATGTTGGTTGTGCCAGGATCAATACGATTGGTAAGGGGACTATTATGACGATACTGATAGTACAAACTTTGTCGTCCAGTTCTGGCAATCCATCCGTCTACTGCCACAATTGTTCTAACACCCGTGGCTCCAATACTGAGTTCATAAAATGCACCCGTGGTGCCATCGTTGTTGACTTGATTGTAAGCATAGAACACTTGTCCAGGACTCCACTCACTCTTGACCAATTCAATGTCATCTAGAGTGGCGTAGTCGCTGGTGACTCGTTCAGGTTCTACCAGCAAGTATCGTTGCAAGTTATCAAAGTCCACAGTTTGTTGCAAGAACACATATTTTTGAGTGGAGTTTACACCAGGTGCAACAATTTCATTAAAGAAATCAGGATTGTCAGGAACGCCGTCGTTGTCACTGTCACGATAGCTGACCAGGACCTGGAAGTCATCTACATACCCGTCGCTTTCAACCGGCTGACCAATAATGGTCATTATGATGTCGCCGGGCAGACTTTCAGTTGAATCAGGCTGAGTGTTAACTGCTAAACAATTGATGTAATCTTTGATCACAGTTCCTGTGCGACTATCGTAAACTTGTTGTCCGTCATAAAAGAAGAATCGTGTTTGCAGTACACTTCCAAAGCTGTAGGCCAGACCACGGAACGTGATGGTGTAGTTGTTGTTTGCTGTCACAAACTGTATCAACCATGATGCATCAAGCCCTTGGCCAGTTTGACTGCCAGCATTGGCCTGGCTCCAAGTGGCATCTTGATCCAAGTTTGTGCTGGTAATCAGATACCAGGAATATGCCGTGCCAGTAACGCTGCCGTCATTGTCATAGCCAAGACCAAAATTGCGATACAAAACAATTTGTTCACTTATTGTGGTTTCAAGATCCAGGGGCAAGTCAGTCACAAATAATGGAATGATAGTGTCTACTACAGCGCCTGTTGGCACAAAGTTATTGATGGTAATTGGACCGGCACCAGACGATAAATTACCAAGGCCGTTGTTCATGCCGTCAGCAATCACATCCATGGGACTTGCCCATATTTCTAATCTTTCATCAGCACGGGTAGGACTACCTTGCACCAATCTATTGTTGCGATCAAAATAGTATCCAGCAGGAGGAACAAACTTGATCAAACTGCCCACAATGGCGTAATAGAACGGATTCAGTGTGCCAGCTGATATTCCAACAGGAATAGGTGTTCCTGCGGCATTTTTAAAATAGCCAGTGGTCTCGTTGGCCAGTGTTGTGCTCTGCTGCCAGGTGCTGCCCAGTGTTGAACCAGTGTTCACACTCTGACGAGGAAAGTTGGCGTAGTAGAACTGACGCATGGTTGATTCACCTATCTGCGGCTGCACTTGATTGGTGATCACATCAGCAATTTCGTTGCGTGTGTCCCAGGTAAAATTAATTGTTGGCAGTATCAGTTGTTCCCAAATGCCGCCGTCACTACCAAATGTATTGGTTGAACTGTATTTGCCAGTGTTGTCTACCAGGTCCAGGTATCGACTTGTACCAATGCTGGCACGATTCACTGCTTTTGATTTAAGAATACTGTTGTATTGTGTGTACGGGAAAAGGTTGTAGTCTTCTCCGTTGACCATGCGATTCTGTGTGTAGTAACGAGCAGGAGCTCGTTGCTTGATTTCAGCTATGGGCTCACGAGACTGACTGTTGCTCACAGGCTGTGTGATACCGCAGGTGAATGTGATAGTTTCAAGATTGCCTGAACGACTGATGTAGCTGATTGGCAAGGTAACTGCTTGCATCTCTTCAGGATTGATAATGTATTGCAAACCGTTGCTGGCTCGTACATAAGCACGGAAGGTGCCTACTGGAATCTCACTGAACACGCCGTCACCAAACACCATGGTAATTTGATCGTTGACACGGCTGGTCACACTGTAGATTGGACGCAGTGTTGTGCCCAGCTGTTCTGCACCAGCAGAGTAAACGTTTTCCACATACTGCCACTCGCGGCTGATTGTACCAACATTGTCCAACTGGAACAACCAACGGTCTTGATTGTTGATACCTTCAACGTTGATGTTTACTGTGCGGTTTGCAATGCGTTCGGCCAAGTTGAAATCTTGATTTTGCAACACCCCTTGCTTGAACAAGAAAAAATATCCTGTGTTGTTTGAACTGAATCCCAGTTGATCATTACGGAACAACATATTAAAAGGTTGATTAGGCTGCGGGCTTGGTTCGTACAAATAATCTTCACCAACTGAGGTTGAAGTCACTGCTTCAAACGGCATGTTTATGCCGTCAACTGTGGATGCGTAGGGAATCACTGGCAAAAAGCCAGGCACTAGATTAATAGCATATTCATCAGTGCGAACACCCAGCAGTGTCTGACGATTTCCAGGACGGCCAATTTTTTGTGTGTCCACTAGACTAGCATTGATAATTGCTGTGAATTGTTCTTGCCAGTCAGGGTTGGTAGGATCAGCCCAGTCCACTGTGACATTGGAAAGATTAATACCGTTATAGTCCACAACGTTTTCGGTAGTGACCACTGAGAACACTTTGAGCAGACCTTCTGACGCAGTGTTGCGTTTGGCAGTGTAACTGACCAGGTCAGCAAGACGATTGACTGAGTCTTGACGTTCTGCGGTGTCTAGGTAATTTTCACGGGTGTTGAGATCAGTACGAAAAGCCAGTGCTTGTCCCATGAACGCAATAACATCCAGCAGCGCAATAAATTCTGAACTTTCAATGTAGTCATTGAACGTTTCTGGGTAATACAAGCGCAAATAGTCAACAAAACTCTTGCGTAGAGTTTCAAAATCGTAGCTTTGGAAGTCAGCTTCTCGATAGGTTTGATAGATCTGTTTCCAGTCCTCAACACCAAATATAGCTGTTTGTCGTGTGGTTGTTGCCATTCTTTGAAACCTTGTGTACCTTTGATTTATTTATGGCTACACAAAACGGCGTAGTTATAGTTAAATGTAACTGGCTCGTCGAGAGGTTATGTCAAAAAATATGCTCAGTCGTTCAGCATCTGTTGTGGGGTTGATAGTGAGTTCAAGTTGTATCAGCATGCCGTTGTCTTGGGGGAACACCTGTATGTCAGAAATAAACACTCTGGGATCGCCGCCGGCCACACGCTGCACTTCATTCACAATGTTGTTTTGTAATTCTTCAATCTGTGCTTCAAACAAAAAGTTCCACAAAATGGTGCCGTAGTCGGGACGCCCAGGCAACTCGCCTTGGCGTATGTTAAATGCATTCAGCAGGTCTTGTTTGATCAGCGGGAAGTCAGTTAGAGTAAACTTCTTGACCTGATTGATGGTGTTAAATCCGATGAATGTTTGCATTGCCATGTGCGTATTTACCAGTAACTATTACCCTTGGATCTTGCCACGCAGCAAACGCAATTGTTCTTTGATTTCGGCAGTGGTTTTAAGCAAATACTGAATTAAATTTTGCAATTTGGTTAATGAAAAACTTAGTCGTTCGTCATTGATAATACGTTGCTGTCTAGTTGTACCTGATTCAACAAAGGAATTTAATTCTCCAATTTTGTCAGGAGCTTGAGCGTTGTATTTGTCTCGTGCTGCCTGAAATTCAGAGTTGATTGCTTCCCATTGCGCCAAAGTGATAGTTTGCTGATTTTGCAAAGCTGATATTTTGTTTTCCACTGACTGGAATATACGACCTGTTGGGTTGACGTAGTTGTTGAGAACATCAGCATATAGCAAAGTATACTTGTCAGCAAATGCATCATCGGTTAAACTGTCTTTTGTACCAGGGCCGTAATTGGGTTCAGGAATTTTGTCATTGCCAAGCACTCGTGTGGTTGCAGCGTCAACAGTTGTTCGGTTGGTAGTATCTGTTGCCGGAACTGGTGTGTCTACTGCTTTAAACACATCAGGCACCTTGGTCTGAGACAAGTTTACTGCATATGCACCGTCTCGTACCGCGGTGTCAAACTCTGCTTTGACAGCATCCGGAACTGGCAAATTTTTTAATAAACTTTCTGTGTTGGGCACACTTTTGGCAGCACTCAATGCCACACCAGCTACACCTTGAGCACTCAATTTGTCTATGGGAATACCAATTGCTTTGAGATCATTAAGTCCTTGAGCCATTAGAGTTTGTTGTATCTCTGTTTGCTTGGGAACACTTGCCAACAAACTGGAAACATCTTTGATTCCATCTTTGCCAGTGTATGCCGCTGGACTTTTTAACACAGCGCTGAGGCTAGCGCTAAATTTGTCTGCTAGCGCAGCCATACCCGGTTTGAGCACGCCAGCTTTTTCAAGTTGACTAACACTGAGACCAAACTCACCAACTCCCTTGGTATTGCTTAACACTGCTGGGCCTTGTGCCACAAGATTCTTGGCCTGGGCCAGCACCGCAGTGACTTCTGGTTGTGCCATTCCTTCGATTGATGTTAATGCAGGAATTTGCTTGGCAAAATCTGCCACATCAATAGGTGAGGTTACGGCTGTGCTTGTGATAGATTTGTTGATTGTGCTAATTGCTTGAGTTGCCACTGATCCAATCTGACCAGTGGCACCAGTTAGTACGCCGCTAACCGATGATACCGCAGGACCAACTGCTCCTGAAAGACCAGCTGATATGCCTGCCAAAGATCCATTCAGTGCTCCGCCTGCGCTGCCAATAGCAAATGCTGCACTGTTTATTGAAGTACCTAAGGCCCCTCCAGCAGCAGGCAAACCACCGCTGGCAAAGGCAGCATCCACTGATGCTATACGCCCTGTTCTTAAATCAACTCCGCCAGCAGCCAATGCAGAAGCAAAATTTCCTGTGTTTACTCCTGAAACCCCAGTTAAACCTTGTGTTAATTGTGCTTGAGCAGAAGCTAGCCCATCAGCGGCTTGTGTGGCAGCACTTAGTGTATCACCTGATTTGAATCCTACCAGCGCACCAGTTTTTACTTGTTTGTCAAATATGGCCTTGGCTTGTTCAAATGTCATGCCTGGTGGGCCCTTGATTTCAAAAGTGCTTGCACCACTATTGGCTGGGCCAGCTGCTGGAGTAGTAGCAACATCTTCCGGCGGCCGTGGATATCCCAAAGATGCTAGCCCAGGCAGGCCTCGACGAAGTCGTTCACTATTGACTCTATCCCAAACTACAGTATCATTTCCGGTATAGGTTAGATCTTCGTCTTTTGTTTTTGAATAGAAACTGGTGTTGATCTCAGTGCCGGTACTAGCACCAACACTTGCTAGAGAAAATGTAAAATTACTCATTTATTTTGCCACAATCTCTACGCCAGCAGGCACAGGTTCTGCTCCCGGAGGTGGCGATGGTTTGCCGTCCTCAAACTGCACAACAACATCCACACCTTTGTTGTGATAAGGATACGGTTCGTGAGTGGGTGCTCGGTTAACAATACTTTCTAGGCCATCTGGTTTGACTATCCAGCCCAGGCTGGTATCAAATTCAGTGTCATCCATTAGTGTTTTTGTTATTGGGTTGGGTGAGGCAACTTTTCCAGCAGCTGGTCCGTTTAAATCAATAGCACCAGCTTGCAGTGTCAGAGCTGATCCTGACCCCCAGGATCCACTGCTGCTGTTGATGGTTAGTACTCCGTCAGCTTTGACACCAATTGTACTTTTGCTGTAGGCAGTGAAGTCGCCTTGTGATGTCAGCGTCATGGTGGTGGTTGCTTCTGCATGAATAGCTTCGTTGCTTTTCATTTTGATATTTCGACCAGCAAACATACTGATGTCTCGGTCAGCATGCAAGTTGATGTCGCCTTTGGTTCTGATGTTTACACTGTTGGTGGCATACACATCAACTGTGCCTTCAAGACCAAATTCCAACCAAGTTTGTCCGTTGGCATGTGTAATGTAGAAAAAGTTGCCAGTGTCACTCATGGTAATCTGGTGACCTTTTGATGTTCGTAATCGGAACAAGGCATTGTCGCCTTCGAGGTCACCGTCGTCCATTACCAAACTGTGTCCGCCAATGCGGCCAATCACTTGTGCTTGATTTGGTTTGATAGAACCGTCATTGATCTTTTTACGAATGTCATTGGGCTTTAGGCCACCCTGATATATTGGCATGCCAGGAGTGCTTACACCGTAAACTGCGCTGGGAGTTTCTCGTTGGCTTGAACTGCGTATGGTGCCACGTTCAATGTCCTCAATCAGGCCTTGTTGGAACAATGCACCAGCAACATAGCTGTGTACTGGTTTGCGTTGATTAAAAAATTGCGGATCATTGAACACTGCTTTGTTGTCGGTGTTGATTTCAGTGACTGGCAATCTGGTTGCAGCAGCAAAATATTTTTGTTGATTTTCATTTTTGCCTATATCGTAGGTTGACGCAGAGGCCACGCCAGGCAACATACTACCAAGTCCTTGTTCAGGCACCGTACCAATATAATAACCCTGTGAGCGATCACCGTTGACAAAGACGCACAGGACTCTAACGCCAAGATCTGGAGGTGTGAACCACATGCCATAGCTGTTTTGATTGCCAGGATACGTGCCAATTTCACTGTTGGTACCGCTGCTGACACTAGCAGGTGTGTACCCGCCAAACTGCTGCATGTAACTTACTGTGGTCCATTTGGTATCATCATTTTCTGCTGCTTCACCGCCGTCGGTAAACGCTTCAATAAACACTTGCAGGCGGCCAGATCTGGTTGGATCCACATTGGATTTTACAATGCCTTCAAATGGACCAAATTCCGCAGGTACGCCGCCCCTGTCTTGTTTGTAATTACTGGGGCGACCTCTACTGCGCGATACGCTTTCTGCCATGTGTTATCCTTAATAGTCTTTGGCAATCTTTTGATTGCGGGGAGCACTGCTACTTACCGGTGTGCCGCTGGCTGCCAAACGTTGTTCGTTACTTGCTTCTCGCTGGGCCAATCTTGCTTCGGCCGCAGCTATTCGTCTTTGATTAATTTCAGCTCGTTGTTCGGTAGTAAGAGTGTTTTGTCCTGGTGCAACAGCTGGCAATGTTGGTGGGCTAGTTCCTGTGCCAGTAGCAATTGCCTGGCCGTTGCTGCTCACAGGACTGCCGCCGGCTGTTGCTGCAAAACTGGTCCTAGCAGATTGTATGGCTGCAGAGTCTGTTTGCCCACTTCTTCTTGCGGCGTTGTATTCTGGAGTTCCCCGTAATTGACCATCGGTTGCGTCTGGCAACACAGTTGGTGGATTCAGCAGGGCCTGCGTGCCTCGAGCCAGGCTGCTGGTAGGATTACCAGCGTTGGTGCTAGCACCAGCCAAGCGAGCTCGTTCGGCCAACAGTTGTGCTTGTCCGTCGCCGCGGCCGCCGCCTGCTGATGCATTGGTCAAATCAACACCGGTTCTTAATTGAGTAGCGGCTGTTTGATTTGGTTGATTAGCTGGTCGAGTTGTTTGCGCCGGCCTAGTGGATGCCACTGCTGCACCGGCATTGCCTGTTACAGCATTGCTGCCATCAGGTTTGGGAAAGAAATACAAACTACCATGTAGCATTTGTTCAAATTTGCCTTGACGAAACTCGCTGGTTACTTTTGTGATCTGATACACGTTGCTTTGTAACGGGCGACGTTCGCCGTACTTTTTTTGAGTTTTAGCATAAGGATCAGCCAAACCTGTGGTTAGATCATAATCTTCAGGCCGTTGCCACGCAAGTTCAATCAGCACTTGACTGCTGTCAAAATCAATGGTTCCGTCTGCTAAAAATCCCGGTGTGACATCAACTCCAGTAAATGTTTTGTCAGTGATGGCTCGGTACAAACTTCCTTGTTGTATCCAGGATGGATCACCTATAATTTTTATCTTGGCTGTGTGCAAGTCGCTTGGGCTGTACAAATACTCAGCAGCGTTTGAACTTACTTCGTTGCTTTTGCCCGGTGCACCTGCACCACTTTCAGTGCTTCTGGCCATGTACACATATCGTGGGATGTCTCTCATGCTGGATGTATACTTCTCACGTATTTTTTGATTAGCACTGTCCTCAGGGGTTGAACCACTCACTGTGACATTGTAGTAGCTGTTGAACTGTGCTTGATAATCTATTACTGCATTGTTTTGTCCAGTAAACCAGTAATTGTATTGTTTGTGGAGCCCAGGAAATTGTGTGACTGGAAAATATCTACTGTCAAAGTTGGGAACATCATAAGAACTAATGGTGTATTTGATTTTGTATGCATGGTCGTTGCGCAACGGATCTATGTTTTCGCTGGGGATAGCGCTCATTGAAATCAAAAACCATTTCATTGGGGTGTTTCGTGCAGTGGGATTGGTTTCTTGGCTGCCGTCAGGTTTGGTAATAAGCAAACTTTGATTGTATACGTAACTGCTGTTGCGAATAGCCAGTTCAATTGCTTGCACAATCTGTTGACCAGCAGTGATAGACATATTTCGTTGTGCCAGGTCAACAGCTTGGCGTGCTGGATCTAGAGCCGAACCTCCGGCCACAGTGGCTGGTTGATTTTGCGGCACGCCTTTTTTGTCAACTTTTTTATTGTTACTGAGAACAATAGTAGCATCTCTAATTGCTTCTGCGCCAGGTGCAAACTCTATTTCATATTCGTCTGGAATACTGTAGGTATTGCGCTGAACCAGGTCTTGTTGAAAAGTGTTCATGGCATCCATGAGGCCTTGAGTAATTGTTTTTTTACTTGATGGAGCAGAGTTTGCTTTGGCTGGTGGCACGTCAGATCTCTGGCCGCGGAATGCTCCTGTTGTGGCTGATGGCACATCGGATCTCTGGCCGCGGAATGCTCCTGTTGTGGCTGGTGTATTAACAGCTGGTGTACCGCCTCCGTATTTGGCTGAACCAGCCAACACGCCACCCACAGTTGAATCAGTTAGTTCAATGTCATAGGGAATTGTGCCACGAGCAGTGGTTGAACCAATCAGCTGGCCAACTGGCGCACATTCAAAATCGTATTGTACCAATTTGTTGCCCACTCCCCAGTTGATTTTTTTGATCAGGAAAGGAACAAACTTTTCAACCACTGCTTTGGGATTGCTGGTGCTGCTGTTGGCCGGTTGGCCAGGTGTGACCAGTTGACCGTTTTCATCGTATCCAAAAAATCGTATTACCATGAGATAAGTTGCAGCACTGTAGTTTACTACTCCGGCACCATTCTTGGGTGCTATGTCTTTTACTGCATCATACAGTCGATCTATCAGCGTTATACCCATGGGTTCAATCACTGTGAACTTGATGTCGGTGACCATGTGTGCTGCACCAGTTTGTTTGCCAGGCAGCGCATTGTCCATGGTTATAGAGTCAATGTAAAAGTCATGGTCAAAGAAAGGATTTCGTCCAGCATCTGGACCAGTTGTGTCTGGAATTATTCCGTTGCCGCCAGGTTTACTGGCACCTTGTGGGCCGCCTATGTTGTTGCCAGCGCCTCCACTTTGAAACAACAGCTGATAACCGTTTACTTTTTTATCTTTGCTGTTTAGCAGTTTTTCATACTGTGGCGGCGTCAATAGATACACAGATGCAGTGTATGTGTAACTGGAAAATTTGTCCAGTACATTGTCCTGCGGCTTGATTTTGACTGCTGTGTTGTAGGCTGCATCAACTGCTGCTTGCGTTGCTTGTGGAGAAGTAGGTGCAGCATCTGCACTTGCTGCACCTTGGCCAACAGACAACTGCGCCTGTGCTTCGGCTTCCCCAGCATTACCTTCAGCGCTGGCACCAACAGCCGGTGCTTTCAGCGGTTGTCCGGCAAGTGTTTGTGGAGTAGTGGCCTGACTTTGTGCTAAAGTTACTGTTTCAGGATTGGTGTTGGTTTCAACATTGGTGGCGGTTGTTTCTGTGGGTGTGGCATTGGTTGCTGGTGTAACTGGAGGTGCTGCAACCACTCGTCCATCAGTGCCCACTTCTTGTACTGGTGATTTGGTAGGACCTTGTGGACCATCTGCTTGTACTGTTTGGCTGGCTGTAGCTGGCGGTTGCGGCTCAGGTGCTGGCGCAGCGGCTGCTTGTGCAACTGCTGCTTCAGCCTTGGCCAATTGACCTTGCAAAGATGCCAATCGAGTTTGGTTACGTGTTAGATTAGATCGAAGACTTGCTTGTCGAAGAGAAGACAACCCAGGTTCTTGCAATCCTTGTTCAAGTAGTTGAATGTCCGCTATGACAAGTTCAATGTCAATCTTGAGTCTAGCAACTTCACTTTCAAGAAATGTGGCCATGCTTTAGAATCCCAGTGCTGATCGCAGCGTGGTTAATTTGGGCAAGTAGATGGTGGTATTGGCCACAAAATCCAAGGGTGGTTTGGTCAGGGTATTGGGGTTGCGTTGATAGAACACCCACCACAATGCTCCAGTGGCATATAGATCATAGGCCAACAAGTCAGGACGATACTGATATGTCAAGTTGATAGTGAATTGCAGATCGTCGTCTTCTTTGGGAATAGGGCGATTGGTCATGCTGTCCAGATAAAACTGGGAGAATGGTGTTGCGTAATAGGGACTTGTTGCGTCGTAGGTGGCGGCCATTACCAGAACCCTCCTTGAATTAATTTGCCATTGGCAAAATCTTTGACACTGAACTGCTTGCTGATTTGATCCCGAGTCTGCATTGGCAACAGTGTGATGCTGATTTCAATTTTTGTAGGAACATACGTGGCTCTGTTAGTGTTGGTCACCGTTTGAGAAACTGGTGACTGAGTTGGCTTGCTAGGAGGTGCACCAAAGAAAACTCCCACAGACTTCAAAATATCTTGTCGTGCTTGTTGTCCGCTGAATGGAGTTGGAGAGCTTAAGGCCGCATCACGGCGATTCAGCAGGTCAGTGCCGTAGTTGTTGGGATTGTTGGCACGAATATAGTCCACATCACTGGGTAAAGTGTAGGCAAAGTTAGTGACCACACAAGGATGGCCGGCAAACTGATAATCACCAAATCCTGACAGATACACCAAGGGTGGCGGTGCACCTCGTTGTGAATCTTTACCGTAGAACATCTTGGTCACTGATCGAAAGAAATGTATCACTGCCAACATGTACGCAGCTTCGCTGGTGTCTTGTGCAGTAAACATGCCACGAATGCTGACATCCTGTACTGAGCTATTTTGATAAAATGCACCTCGATAGTTGGAATGTACAAGATCAGTTTTGGTATAGTTTGCCACATAACTGGTGTCAATGGTGGGAGTGTAGGGGAATACCACACCGTCTGTTTTGACCAGCGGGGCTAGTATGCCTGGGCTAGGATCTTTGTACAAGTAGTTGGCGCCTATGCTGAGACTCAGTCGAACACGCCAGTCTTCGTTCTGGGGTTGTTTGTATCGAGCTTGCAGTGTGGCCTGATTGATAGCACTTTTTTGTGCAGCATTTGCTTGTCGATCAAGTATTTCTTCATCAGACAGGCCGCCGGGATTTTGTCGTGCAAGAATTTCTTGATCAGACAACCCAGGATCTTGTGAGGCATCCACTGGTTCAGCTTCGGTTGCGGTCTCGGCCAATTCTTGCCGATTTAGTTGTTGTTCTCTTTCTAATCTTTCAGCTTCAAATGGGTCATCGTCGGCACTGACATCTGCAGGTTCAAACTCCACTGGTTCATCATTGAGTTGTTGTTCTCTTTCTAATCTCTCAGCTTCAAATGGATCATCTTCAGGAGAAACTGGTTCAGGTTCGTTGGCCTCTACTGATAACTCTTGACGATTTAGTT